AATCAAAACGACATAACTCTTCCCAGACACATTCGCCATACATTTTGGGAGAGTCAAAATCGATAGGCGCTGCTCCTATAAAATCGAAATAAGGAAATTCTTTCTCATACTGTTTCATAACATTTTCGATATCAATACTATTTAACCACTCGTTGGGATTTTTCTTCCAATCATCTGGACTTTTCGGCGCAAATGTATAGTTCAACATTTCTTTGTCTACTCCCGATGAAGCAAAATTCTGTTTTAACCAACATGATTCTTTATTACATACACTTTTTAAATGTCGCTTCAATTCTTCCCAAATCTCACGCGGGTCATTTGTTGTTATCATGACATCAGGGTGACGAGCATTCCATAAGTTTTTTAGCTTTATTAATGATTCATTGCTATAACATGTAAAATCATTCTCTTGTAGTTTTGGGCTACACTTTAATTTTAGAAATCCATCTGGGTGTTTTTCTACATCATGTGCAACGGGTCCTCCTTTTTCTATTTTTTTATTTATATTTACTCTATTTCTATTTATATTTCTATTTCTATTTATATTTCTATTTCTATTTATTCGATTTCCATTCTGTTTACTTTTGTTTTTTAACGTTTTTGACATGTATGTTCTCTTAGATGTTACACTCCGTCTGCCTCTAACTTCAGACTTAAACTTCATATTTTTATCTACAAACTGCAGAATATTCTCCATTTTTTTTGTTTTCATTTGTTATATATTTTTATAATTACGTATTTGTGTAATTGTGTATATATTATTTCACTATAATTAAAAAAATTAATTATTAAATAAAAATTAAATATTACTATTTTCACTTTTAATTACCTTAACTTCTATTACTTCATTAGTATTCGCCCATTTTACACTATTACTTATATGATTTTTTGTAAAACCCTTTTTAATATCCTTCTTTTTGTATTTCGGGTCTTTCAAGTTTAAGTCTTTCGTTTTTGGTATTATCATTTCATCTTGCGGTGGTGAAGTTTTTGTAACAAAATTATCCATTGTTATCACTTTTTTATCTATTTGTTTCATAAACAACTTATTCGCTTCATCAATGGACCACCCTTCGATGGTATCTACACCCGACGCACCACCGCAGGTATCTACTATAACCATATCTTTATAGTCCCCCTGGATATTATCCATGGTATCCTTAAATTTAAAATGCGATATACATAAACGTGCAAATGTGTTAAAAGCATTTATTATAACGTCATTTATAGGACTGTCGCTATTATTATTAACATTATTATTCAAAATATCTTTCGCCATTGAGGCAATGCGTTTTCTATAAAACCTTTTATCCCCCTTGAGTACTGTATCATGTTCTAAATTATTTCTTTTTAGATACTTATTATATGTATCAGAATTCGCCATAATTTCAAGAGTAATATAGTTAATATTGTCTATTTTATTCATACTTGTATTAGTATTTGTCATTGTCTCAGTCACAGTAGTTTCTATATTTGGTTTATCATTCTTTTCCATTTAAGATGAACACATATAAAATAATATTATTTTAAACACGACTTAGGTTATAAAATAATATATAATAGAAATAAAAATAAAAATAAAACATACTTGTTAATTAGTATAAAATTGTTTCTCCTCTTCGGGTATAATATCTTTATTCTCATTTCGTGTACTATTATTAAAAAAATTATTCCCTAAATTATTAGGATTTGGATTACAATGGTCAAAAATCTCCTTCTTAAATAAATCCGGATAAGGTTGTTTTACGGGTTTGGGAGGAACATACACATTGTAAAGGTCACTGTTTGACGAAGGAACATATTGAGATTGTTCGCAATCCTGTAATCCAAAAAACTGACTACGCAGCGTAGACTCAACATTTACGTTGTTAGCAAAACCAGACCAAGGCGCCATATTATTTCCAGGGTTAAATGTGGTATGAGGATTATAAGTGGGATAATTATTAAGAGGTACAGTAGCGGGCTTACTTTGGTCTAAAATAGGCATATAACCGTACTTTGTAGATACAGGCACCTGATAATAAAAAGGTTGTAGCGGCGCAGATGGAATATTCCTTGATGATATTCTATCATTTATTTCATTTTGTCTTTCATATTGACATAAATATAACTTATTTGGAACACCATACATTTGGGGTTTGTCATATACTTGGGAAACAGAATCCATACTATTATATTATATTTACTAATATTACTATATTACTATATTATATTTTGTTATAATATTTTAAAAAAATGGGTTAAAGACAAAAAATAATAATATATACCCAATATCTGCTCTTTGTAATATTGAAAATAAAATGTGTGGTATATTTTTTGTTCAAAATTTTTTAAGAAATGGAACACTTGAAAAATATAAAAAATCTCTACTAGAAAATATTAAGACATATCAACATGATTTCAGCAAAATTTCGCATCGTGGTCCAGACAATAGTATTTTTCTAAATGATAGACACTTTTCAAAAAACTATGCGTGTTTTTGGGGCTTCCATCGTCTTGCAATTAATGGACAAACGCCTGAAAGCAACCAGCCATTCTTTATTAAAAATTGCCGTCTTATTTGTAATGGAGAAATCTATAATTTTCGCAATCTTATAAAAGAATTCAGCCTCGAGGAAGAATACAAAAGTCAATCCGATTGTGAGATCATTATTCATCTATATAAAAAAATTGGTATCCGCGATATGTTGCGCCGCCTTGATGGAGTTTTCGCATTTGTTTTGCATGACTATGAAACAGAAACTACATACATAGCTCGTGACCCCGTAGGTGTACGTTCACTATTTATTTCGGGACACGATTATACGTATAGTAACGCTATGATTATTTCAAGCGAGCTTAAAGGGATTAACGAATGTTTTAGACCAAATGCTAAACAATTTCCACCTGGTTGTTATGCTGTATATTCTAAAACTAATTTCGATGCCGCAAATACTCCCTTTTTTAATTTTTATAGTTACTATGAAAATGTGTATATTACACAAAACAGCGCAGAAGGAGCAACAGGACAAGTAGAAAGAATTTACAACTATCCTACCGTAGAGGATACTGAAGAAAACATTTGCAAAAATATCGCCACATTGTTCGAAGAAGCTGTTGTAAAGCGCCTTATGAGTGAACGCAAGGTAGGTGCACTTCTTTCGGGAGGGCTGGACAGTTCATCTGTTGTAGCAATCATGTGTCGCCATATGCCTGCAAAAGATTTGAATACGTATAGTATTGGATTGAAGGGGTCAACGGATTTGGTATGGGCGCAAAAAGTGGCGGATTATTTGGGGACGAATCATCACGAAGTTTGTCTTACAGAGGAGGAATTTTTGGGAGCTATTGAAGAAACAATTCAACAAATTGAGAGCTATGATACGACATCTGTTCGCGCTTCTGTTCCAAACTACTTGGTAAGTAAGTATATTGCCGCCACTACAGAAGACTGTGTTATTTACTGTGGAGATATGTCGGATGAGATTTTCGGGTCATATCGTGGATTTATGAAGGCGCAAACTGAGGAAGAGTTTAAACGCGAAAATGAACGCATGGTTCGCGATGTTTGTTATTTCGACTTGTTGCGTTCTGATAAGAGTATTAGTGGTGCAGGACTGGAAGCACGTGTACCATTCGCAGATAAGAAGTTTTTACAATATGTTATGAGTATTCCGCCACGATATAAGATGTTCGATGATGCGCGAATCGAGAAATATATATTTAGGAAGGCATTTAGCGGACTGTTGCCCGATGATATTCTATGGCGTAGAAAAGAAGCTTTTAGCGATGGTGTGAGTGGACATGAAAGAAGTTGGTTCCAAATTATTCGAGATTATATTGATACTAAAGTAACAAATGAAGAGTACAATAAATATAAAAAATTTATAGAATACACGCATGTATGTAATGCACCCTATGACAAGGAGAGTTTCTATTATAGAACTATTTTCGAGAAGTTATATCCTGGTTGCGAAAAAACAATCCCCTACTTCTGGCGACATCCATTTTGTGAAGAGAAGGACCCATCGGCACGTTTGTTAACTTGTTA